TATAAAACACACGCAATGAACGAATTTCGTGCTGCAGGATGGTTGGACGAGAATGACAAATACAAAGATGAGATGCAGGAGATGATATGTAATCATGTTCTTGCCCTATTGGATGTCTTTGCCGATGAAGGGCATTCAGGTTCGTCTGCACCATATGCTATTAATCTATTTTCTAAGCTGGCTAAGTTTGATCCGATTGTTCCATTGACTGGTGAAGACTGGGAATGGAATGAAGTGTCTGATGGCTACAAGGGAAAGATGTATCAGAACAAACGATGCAGTGCTGTATTTAAAGACGCAAATCGACATGATGGACAACCATATTATCTTGATGGAAAAGTTTTTTGGGAGTGGTATAAGAGTGATGAGGACGGTAAAATGTCTAAGTCATATTTCACCGGTGGTGATTCTCAAGTGCCGATTGTGTTTCCCTACACACCAAAGTCGGAGTATGTGTTTAGGGCAACAGAACAATATCCTGTGGAGATTATTGATGAGTAATATTGATCTTAAAGAAAAGTTTCAACGATACTTTCACGAACAAGAAGGATTTGGCTTGCGTAGTGAACGGTTCTACGCAGATATAGAATCTCAGCGACTGAAGGAAGATGCAGTGTTAATGACAAAATGGCTGGAAGCGGCATTCATCCAAGGCGCCAGAACTATGACACAACATTTACAGGATGTAAAGAAATGACAAAACATACTGAACGTCACATTCAGATTAAAAACGAGACACTCTATAGCAAGACAACTGGTATGAAGATTACTGGCAGTAACACCGATGGGTTTATCGACACGGGGAAATTAACTTTCAATCCGATGTTCAATTCTCCGCCAGCTCCCTCAGAATGGAAGTGCTACATGTTCGGCAACAAGCCCGGTGACAATGGAATTATATACATGCCAACAAAGGGGCAAGTGCCCAACTGGTTCGTCAGGTGGATGATGAAAATCTGCTTCGCTTGCACTTGGGTTAAGGAGAAGAAATGAGCGGCGGTCACTTTAATTATGAACAATACAAGATAAGTCAAATTTCTGATGATATCGATCAATTAGTGCGTGATAATAACAACCAAGAACGTAATGAGTTTGGCGGTACTAAAGGCAACAATTTCAGCGCAGAAACCATTGCTGAGTTTAAGAAAGGTATTGAAATATTGAAACAAGCCTACATATACGCGCAGCGGATTGATTGGCTGATCAGCGCAGATGATGGTGAAGATACGTTTCATGAGCGATTGAAGCATGATTTGGATAAATTATAAGCAATGACAAAACATTGCAAAAAGTGTGTGCACCACAACATCGGAAAGCTAGACACTAAGTATGCTGATTGGTGTTGCTTTCATTCGACTGTCGCAAAGAAGGCAGTATCGATTTGTATAATACAGAAAAGTAAGAAGACTAATAACGAGCAAAGATTAACACAAACATCGGACGAAATCGAATGAAAAAAGAAAACGACGAATACCTATGTAAAACATATCCAAAGATGATGGTGAATCGAAACAAGGATATGCAGGAAACTTGTATGTGTTGGGGTTTCGAATGTGGCGATGGGTGGTTTCCTCTGATCGAAACGCTGATGGGTAATATCCAGAGTCATATCGATTGGCAAAACAAAGAAAAACAAAATGTTTATCAGGTAACACTCGACCAAGTAAAAGAAAAATTTGGCACACTACGATTCTACTACAGCGGTGGTGACGAGCGTATCGATGGAATGGTATCGCTGGCAGAATCGTTATCGGGTCGTATATGTGAAGGTTGTGGAAATCTTGGAAGTATGCGAGGTGATTGTGAATCGTGTAGAAATGTTCGTCAAAAGTAAGAAGACCAATAATGAAAAGTGAAACTAAAGCAAGCGTAGATCTAAGAGACTGGGATACAAGATTTTTAGATCTAGCTGAGCATATTTCGAAATGGAGTAAAGATCCATCCACGAAAGTAGGTGCAGTAATTGTGGATTCATATCGTAGAATTGTGTCTACAGGATATAATGGTTTTCCTCAGGGCGTTATGGATTCATATGATCGCTTAACAGATCGCGATACTAAATATGAAATGATAATCCATGCAGAAGCAAATGCTATTCTTTTTGCTCATCAACGCATGAATGATATGACGTTATATACAACTCCATTTCAGCCATGCAGTCGATGTGCATCTCTGATAATTCAGAGTGGAATTTCTAGGGTTATATCGTATGAAATAGATGACTCGAAAAATCGTTGGGCAGATAGTTTCAAACTAGCGAAAGAATTATTTGATGAAGCTGGAGTTGAACTTCTTCTTTTGGAAAAGGTCTACCATGGTTAATATAGGAATCTCTGCAATAGCTGGCTTTTTTGTATTTATTTGTTGGAATAATCCACAGGAAAGTGGATATCTGGGAGCAATTGGATGGATTTTTGTTTCAATTTATTTCTTCATATGCTCATTGATCGAGCAATATATTGAGAAAGGAAAAAATGACCTGAATAGCTAAAGCACGTTTAATTATTTTTTATCCTTAATTTCTCTAAGCATTAAAACAACATTGATCTTTTGATTGAGTCTGATCAAATCATTATCCAGCATCCTTACACGATCGATCAGACCTATCAATATTGTTTCAGCTTCTTTCAAGACAGGTTTGATTTCAGTCGTTGCCCATTTCCATACGAAATATATCAAATATCCCATCCCACCAGCTGCTACAATCGGAAATCCGTATTTGTTGATAGCATCTACTATGTTCATATCCATTTTCTAATCCTTTCTAGCGTCGTTTTGACCGTCGGCTCTTGCAATACGATCAACGTCGGGTTTAACACCTAGTGCGTCAGAAACTAAAGTGTCGATACGAATCACGTCGGAATTCATTGTTTTAACGCGATTGTTGAGCCCTCCGATTAATCCGGTCAGACCTCTAACGGTAGATGTGACTCCCTGCAGAATAAATCTTAGGGTTAAGAAGACAAAATATCCACCGGCACATGCTGCAGCTATTGGAAATCCTACTTCGGCTACGAGTTTGAAAAAATCCATTACAGACCACTCCGAATAATTTGTTTTTATGATGTATTCAGAGATAATCTACGAAATTTTCAGTCTTTCATTTATTTATAACGCTAACTCATTGATTTCAATAGCCAAAATAACCCTTGTAATTTGACTACAAACCACGTATAATGGTTGTATGAACACTGGTATTCAGACAAGAAATCTATATCGCTTTGAGGATGTGTATTTTCTCAGGACGGGTATCGTCGTTCAAAGAACTATGAAACATTTACAGAAGAAAATGGAATATATCTGGAAAGAATACAAGGATCAGACTCTTCCTATTCTCTTCGAAAGCAAAGGAGTTCTTTACTGTGGAAAATGGTTGTCGTATAATTTGGAAAATGAAATCCATCTGGCTCCTGGTCAGCGAAATTATTTGACTCTTGTTCACGAAATGTGTCATGCTATGGGTCGTGATTATCATGACAAAAAATTTGTAGATTTAGAATTTGATATATTGGAAAGATTTTTTAATATTGACCGTGGCGAGCTAGAATTAGCAGCAGGTCTATTTGGAGTAGATAGATGATTATTGCGTTGAAAGAAATCACAGAATGGAATACGGATTATAAACAACCAAATCATACATATTTGGTCGATCATCACGATAACGTAATCGCATATAAGAAATGGCACAAAGGTGAGCCTATATTTTCGACTCGTAAGTTTTTGCTAAATAAAAGATATCGTAAATTTGTAGAGGTAAATTCTGCTCAGTTCAAATATACCACACTCGATACGAAAGCCAACACTAAAATTGTTATTGGTAGTAAAGGTGATAAGTACCTGATTAATTTTGATGAGAAAACTTGCTCGTGTAATGGATTTAAATTTCGCGGTAAGTGTAAACATTTATGCCTTGACAATTAGGTCTGTTCCTGATATAATACATATGTTCCGAAGGGTCAATATTAATAGGATTTCGTTATGGGTATGATGCCAGTTTACTTCACGACTACCTCTTTCAAGAAACGAAAGAAGCAGAAGTTCACCAATGCTGCAGCTGCACAAAGTTCACGTGAGAATCAAGAAAGCTGGAAGAAGCTTCTTTTATCTCATGGTGTAAAGCAACAGAAAGTTTCCAAGACTATAGCCACACTTCAAAGGAAGCCAGTTTCATATCGTGGGAGTGATTTACCTAAGATACCTTCGCTTAAAGATACGTGGGAGCCATGCACTAAGCCAGCAGACAAAGTATATACTGGCGATGCAATTGTAGGTATTTCTACGATGCATAAGTCTAACGCAGTTCCAGTTTTCAATAAACAAGCAGCAATTGATATTTCTAAGATGAGACGCTAATGATTAAAGAATACAGTGATTTCCTAGAAGCACTTCGGAAAAGTGGAAAAACTAATATGTTCGGTGCTGGAGTATATCTTGAGGACGAGTTTGGACTTTCGAAGAAGGACGCCAGGCAAGTTCTAATGGATTGGATGCAGTCTTATCAAAAAGATGATTGAACCATGAAAATTGCACTTTGTTCAGATTTACATCTAGAGTTTGGAGATTTATTTCTCAAGAACACCGAGAACGCAGACGTATTGATTTTGTCTGGCGATATCATGATCGCCGAAGACCTGCGTAAGACTGCTGGGAAAATGAATGATGATGCGGCGGCTCCGCATAGCACAGCGGCGGGTAAACGATTCAGAAGCTTCTTGAGTAGAGTGAGTTTCGAATTTCCGCATGTAGTCTATATCGCTGGAAACCATGAATTTTATCATGGAAAATGGAATCAGAGTATAGAAGTATTGCGAGCAGAATGCGCCAAATACGAAAATATCTATTTTCTTGAATGTGATACAAAAGTAATTGGTGATATAACCTTTACTGGTGGAACGCTATGGACTGATTGTAATAAAGAAGATCCGTTGACTCTGCATGGTTTGGCTGGATGTATGTCTGATTTTAGTATCATCAGGAACGATTCTGCTGGTTTTACAAAATTGCGCCCAATGCACACAGTTCATCGTCACGAGAAGACCAAAAAATATATCAAGATTGTTCTGGATAATACTGAAGGGAAAGTCGTAGTTGTTGGTCATCATGCTCCATCGGCGCTTAGTGTGCATGAAAGGTATGTTGGTGATACAATTATGAACGGTGGGTTTTATAGTGATCTGAGTGAGTTTATTTTGGATCATCCTAAAATTGTTCTATGGACTCACGGACATATGCACGACCCTTGGGATTATATGATTGGCGATACTCGCGTTGTATGCAATCCTCGAGGATATGTTGGTCAAGAAAGACGTGCGACTGAATTTAAATTGAAATATTTGGAGGTGTAGTATGAGTTATAACGAACCAGATAAATGGGTAGTTGTTAAAATTGCTAGAAAAGATACTCCACCAATCTATAAAGTTTTTGCTTCTTGGTACGGTGGATATCTTGGTTCAGATTCTTGGAAACTGAACAGTGGTATTGTAAGAGTGTATAATGAAGGAAATGAATATTACTTCGGAGGGTATTCTGGTTCTATCTATAAATGTCACAAGGAATTTTATGGAAGCAATATGTATGGTTATGGTGTTCTTGAAACTATGATTGAAAGAGCTAAACAAAACGAAGTTTCGATTGAAATTCTTCCAGAAGATACGGATTTTTTACATTTAGATTTTGACGATAAAAAGGATAAAATTTAACATGGCACAACATTCGAATTATTGGTCATGCAGCAAATTTGCAGACTGGGTTCGCGGAACCAAAAAACTCGACGCAGGCACATCTGAAGAATGGCACGACTGGACAACTACCGCTCAAATGAAGCACAACTTCCGATATTGGTTGGCTGAAGAAGCTCTTGGACATCTTCAAGATTTTGTAACTTGGCCTATAAGGAAGATATACGATGCAAAATATTACATTAACAACCGTTGGGTTACTCATTCTCATAGTCTTACCGCTCATGCCGGGGATATTAAACCTGGCCAGTGGCAAGACGTGGGGAACCGCTTTCTGCCTTGTTTATTCAATGAGCTTGTTGAGTTTGTTGAGGTGGAGTTAGCATGGTTTCATATTGCTTGCGATGATGAAGCTCGTAAGAAATTTAATTCTCCATGGTATTCTACGGGTTGGTTTCATTGGCGCACTTGGCGTAGCCGAGAAGCAGGTCTTGCGAATCTCGAATGGCAATGTAATTTGACTATGAATGAGGATATGGGAGTTAATCCAGATAATCCAGAATACGGTAAACCCACTAGCCAATCGATTTCTGCGAAAGAGATATTGGATCTATATACTTGGTGGACAGAAACTTATCGTAATCGTCCTGACCCATATGATGCAAGTGGATGGAGTGATTACTGCGAAGCAAGCCGCATCGCTAACGGTGGTCGGATGAGCTTTGGTAATAATAAGACTCCCGAACTTAAAAAAATGTGTGATAAATCGCACAAACTACTTCAAAAGATAGAAGCAGCTTATGAAAAAGATGATGAGGAAATGATGATTAGACTCATCCGTATTAGAACTTCTTTGTGGACTTAATTTAAAAGGTGATATAGATGACAAGAAATGAGATTAGTGATTTGGCACGCAGCAATATTATTTCAGTGACGTTTACCAAGAAAAATGGTGAAATGCGAACGATGAAATGTAGTCTAAAAGATGAATATATAGATGGTGAGGTAAAAAAATCTACTTCGATTCGTAAACCTAATTATGATGTTCTTCCTGTTTGGGATTTGGATAATAATGGATGGCGTTCATTTCGTATTGACTCTGTGAAAGGTGTAGAAATATGGGAACAAAATTAAATATTACTGGTATTCTTGAAGAAGCTGAGAGTATCGAACCGGCAGCAGATGGAACCTATACTAATCTAGGATCTGCTGGTGGAACTGAGATGATGATGGCTGGTCTTCGCGAGAGAGTATCTACAGAACTCCTAGACAACTTCAATTTCATCTGCTCACGATTCCGTCCAGAAAATCTCAGCAAAGATAAAAAGAATATTCTTTGGCTGCACGACACTTGGGATGACCCCGAGAGTGAACATCTCTCGAAGAAAGAAAATCGTAAGAAATTTTCTAAACTTATTTTCGTATCACATTATCAGCAAGCAACTTTCAACATGGGCCGTAATGTTGATTTTGCAGATGGTATCGTTATGCAGAATGCGATTGTTCCGATTCCAGAATTCGAAAAGACGAAGGAACGAATCAATATCATCTATCATACAACTCCACACCGCGGTCTGGAACTTCTAGTTCCTGTATTCGAAAAGCTGTGTGAAGCAATGCCAGATATTAATCTGAATTTAGATGTGTATTCTTCGTTCAACATTTATGGCTGGCCAGCACGCGACGAACCATACAAAGAATTGTTTACACGATGCACAAAACATCCGAACATTAATTATCATGGATATCAACCAAACGATGTAGTTCGCAAAGCATTGCAAGAAGCTCATATCTATGCGTATCCGAATATCTGGCCGGAAACATCCTGCATTTCAGTTATTGAAGCGATGTCTGCTGGATGCTCTGTGGTTTGCCCGAATTTTGGAGCATTGCCGGAAACCTGTGCAAACTTCGCAACAATGTATCCATTCATTGAAAATAATAATGATCATGCAAATATGTTCGCTAGAGTTTTGATGATGGCGATTAAAACTCATTGGGATGAGAATAATCAGAATAAACTCGAATTTCAGAAAATGTATTTTGATAATTTTTATAATTGGGATGTTCGAGCTACTCAGTGGGAATCACTTTTGAAGGGTATTTTGAGCAAAAACAGATAAAATACTGATGAATAAAATTGTTAAGATTAATCTTTACGATAAGCATGGAGACGCATCATCGAATCACAATTCTAGATGTGC